AACAGATTTAAATACTTCTTATGTGATTTCAGCAGCAGGTACAAGTACAACACTAAATCCAGAAACGGATAGTGTACTTTTAGTACTATATGCAAGTAATTCAAGTTCTAGTGAAGTAGATTTAACAATTCAATACGAATATCTAAGTGGCGAGAAAGGATATAGTTACATACAATCAAATTTAACTCCAATAGGAGCAACAGGAGCAACTGGAGCAACAGGAGTAACTGGAGCAACTGGAGTAACTGGTGCAACAGGAAAAACTGGAGCAACAGGAGCAACTGGAGCAACAGGAGTAACCGGTGCAACAGGAAAAACTGGAGCAACTGGAGCAACTGGAGCAACTGGAGCAACTGGAGCAACTGGAGTAACCGGTGCAACTGGAGTAACTGGAGCAACTGGACAAACAGGAGCAACTGGAGCAACTGGAGTAACTGGAGTAACCGGAGCAACTGGTGCAACTGGAGCAACTGGAGCAACTGGAGCAACAGGTGCAACCGGAGCAACTGGAGCAACTGGAGCAACTGGAGTAACTGGAGCAACTGGAGTAACCGGAGCAAAAGGAAGTAATGGTAATGCTGGTGGATTGGTTTTATTTTTAAATTACAGTGAAACAGGACCAATTAGTGATACAAGTCTTTTAAGTGAAAACACCTCTGGTACTAGTGGGACATCAATAAAAACTTACCTTACTTCTAGTAATACAGATATTTTAATTTCTAGTTTTAGTACTACAATACTTGATTCATTTGAAGAAATCCCAGATGGAACTTATAATTTGTATGTTTATTGTGGAACAAGTAATATTAATAATGTATATTTATACTATACTTTATCGATTTCAGATGGTACAACTACAAATGATCCGTTTGCTACAAGTACTGAGAAACAAATTACTAGTACATCTACAAACACTTCTTATGTACTTTCAACTGTAGGTAAAAGTACAAAAGTAGATTCAACAAAAGATAGTATCGTTTTAAAGCTATATGCAATAAATAAAAGTACGAATACATCTACTACAAATGTTACAGTTCAATATGAATATTTAGACGGTGATGGAGGATATAGTTATACCCAATCGACTTTAACTCAAAAAGGAGCAACTGGAGCAACTGGAGTAACAGGAGCAACTGGAGTAACAGGAGCAACAGGACCAACTGGACCAACAGGAGCAACTGGACCAACAGGAGCAACTGGAAAAACTGGAGCAACAGGAGCAACAGGAGCAACTGGACCAACAGGAGCAACTGGACCAACAGGAGCAACTGGAAAAACTGGAGCAACAGGAGTAACAGGAGCAACTGGACCAACAGGAGCAACTGGACCAACAGGAGCAACTGGAAAAACTGGAGCAACAGGAGTAACAGGAGCAACTGGACCAACAGGAGCAACTGGACCAACAGGAGCAACTGGAAAAACTGGAGCAACAGGAGTAACAGGAGCAACTGGACCAACCGGTGCAACCGGACCAACTGGAGCAACAGGAGCAACTGGACAAACAGGAAAAACTGGAGCAACTGGAGCAACTGGAGCAACTGGAGCAACAGGAGCAACTGGACAAACAGGAGCAACTGGAGTAACTGGAGCAACAGGACCTAAAGGAGAAAAAGGTGATTCTACTGGAGTAACTGGAGAAACTGGAGCAACTGGACCAACAGGACCAACTGGAGCAACTGGAGCAACAGGATCAACTGGAAAAGCATATATTACCGTAACAAATGGATCAGATGCTAGTAATAATAATGTATCTATTTTGAATATTAGTACTGGGCTATCGTTAAGTATAGGTACTACGGGTTCTACTACAACCGCAACCATTACCTCCAATTCTTCAGGAGGAGGAGGAGGATCAACTGGATATACAGATATATTTGCCGATTTTGGACAAGATATTGTGAATTATAATTATAGTAATTTTTCCAATACTTCCAATATTACCAATTATTATTCTACTAATTACCCATATTTTAAATCTGTTTCAAGTTCATCCTCTGGAAAATATCAGGTTATAACATTAGGTAATACTAACGGACAAAATGTAAATAATGCTATTTTGACATCTAATAATTATGGATTATCTTGGACAAAATATGGTTTATTAAATACTGATGAATATGCTTCTTGTATATTTAATTCTTCTTCCATTTCAGCTTCAGGAAAATATCAATTAGTCGTTGCTGATGGAAAGAATAATGGTGGTGTATTTTTATCTTCTGATTTCGGTTCTACTTTTTCTGCTGTTAGTTATTTTAGTTCAATTGAATATTTTTCTTATTGCGCGATATCTTCCTCTGGTCAATATCAATTGATCACAGCCAATAGTAGTAGTACTAGTGCTGGTGCTTATTTATCAAGTGATTTTGGTTCAAACTGGACAATTATTAGTAGTAGTTCTATACCTGTTAGTACTAGTTATACTACTTGTTCAATATCAGCTTCTGGACAATATCAACTAATTGGTGGTAGTTCAGTTGCTACATATTTATCTAAAGATTATGGTGCTACTTGGAGTAAAAATACATCATATACTTCAATTCTTTCTAGTAGTATCTCTGCTTCTGGACAATATCAGTTAATATCAACGAGTAGTAATCTCTATTTATCTACCAATTACGGATCTTCCTTTAGTAGTATTGTTTCTGGAAACATAGTTTCTGTTTCATTATCTGCAACAGGTCAATATGTTGGAATTATTCGAAAAAATACATCTTATTATAACCTATACCTTTCTTCCAATTATGGAAATTCGTTTACTATGAATAATTTACAAGCACCAATTAACGATACTAGTACAACATTTACTTACGGGATAAATATTTCACAATTTGGACAAAATATTGCAGTTATATTTGGATTAAATGATGCTACTACTTTATCGAATAACGCAAGTAATTATGTTTATGAATGGAACCAAAGCACGAGTTATAGTAATTTAGGTAATTATCAAGATATTTCAAATGGTATCACTGGTTCTTCAAACACCGTTTTTGGTAGTGAAGCACTAATAAATTATTTAGGTAGTAGTGGAATTTATAATACTGCAATAGGATATCAAGCGTTAAAAAATGGTAGTACAGGTAATAGTAATTATAATACAGCAGTCGGAAGTCAATCATTACGATCTAATACGACAGGTTCTTACAATTCCGCAGTCGGATCTCAATCATTACAAAATAATACGACAGGTACTGAAAATACCGCAGTCGGTAAATATGCGTTAATTACTAATACGACAGGTTCTTTCAATACATCAATCGGATCTCAATCATTAGAATCTAATACGACGGGTTATTACAATACAGCAGTCGGATATAGATCATTAGAATTTAATACGACAGGTTATGAAAATACAGCAGTCGGATATAATGCATTATACAGTGGTACGACGGGTTATTACAATACAGCAGTCGGAGTTCAATCATTACAATTTAATACGACGGGTTTTAAAAATACCGCAGTCGGAAATCAATCATTACAATCTAATACGACGGGTTATTACAATACAGCAGTCGGAGTTGAATCATTATATTCTAATACGACAGGTACTGAAAATACCGCAGTCGGAAATCAATCATTACAATCTAATACGACGGGTTATTACAATACAGCAGTCGGAGTTCAATCATTACAATCTAATACGACAGGTAATAATAATGCCGCAGTCGGTAAAGATGCGTTAATTAATAATACGACGGGTTCTTACAATAACGCAGTCGGATATCAATCATTATATTCTAATACGACTGGTTCTGACAATATCGCAGTCGGATATTATTCATTACTATCTAATACGACAGGTTCTTACAACATATCAGTCGGAAATCAATCATTACAATATAATACGACAGGTTCTAGTAATACAGCAGTCGGAGTTCAATCATTACAATTTAATACGACGGGTTCTCTCAATACATCAGTCGGTAAAGATGCATTAATTAATAATACGACAGGTGATAGCCATACATCAATGGGACTTCAATCATTATATTCTAATACAACAGGTGTTAAAAATACCGCAGTTGGATATAAATCATTATTTTCTAATAGTACAGGTTCTTACAATGCCGCAGTTGGATATCAATCATTATTTTCTAATAGTACAGCTGATAACAATACCGCATTCGGATATCAATCATTATTTTCTAATAGTACAGGTGATGACAATACCGCAGTCGGATTTCAATCATTATACAGTGGTACGACAGGTAGTAACAATACATCAATCGGATATCAATCATTATATTTTAATAAGACAGCTAATAACAATAACGCATTCGGATATCAATCATTATATACTAATACGACAGGTACTAACAATATAGCATTCGGAGTTCAATCATTATATAATAATGATACAGGTAGTCGAAATACCGCAGTCGGACATCGAACATTATATAATGGTACGACAGGTAATAATAATACAGCACTCGGATATCAATCATTATATAACAATTCGACAGGTTATGACAATACAGCAGTCGGAACTGAATCATCAATTCAAAATACGACAGGTTCTCAAAATACATCAGTGGGTAGAAATGCATTAAATAAAAATACGACAGGTTCTCAAAATACAGCACTCGGATATAATGCATCATACAATGGTACGACAGGTTATAATAACACAGCGGTAGGATATGGTGCATTATATTATAACTATTCTGGTTACAATAATACAGCGATAGGAATAAATGCCGATGTTACAAATAATGGTTCAAATGGTACAGCTTACCATGACTCAACCGCGATTGGAGCAAATGCCAAAATTACAGCCAGTAATCAAATTGTATTAGGAACGAGTAGTGATACTCTTAGTGTTTCAGGTTCTCTTGGTTCAAATTTAAAATACACCATATTAAATATGATTTATCCGGTCGGATCGATATATATGAATTATGCTAGTACGAGTAGTCCAAACGATTTATTAGATTGGCCTACTGAATCAGGATATACAAGTACTTGGGTTGCGATATCTTCTTCTAAAGTATTAGCAGCGTATGGTAGTGGTGTGACTGGTTTTTCTAGTCTGGGTACTAGTGGTGGATATTCAACGGTTCAACCACATAATCATCAATGGTATGTACATAATGTCAGCGACAGTTATTATAAAAGATTCCAAACTGAGGATGGAAGTTCTGCCTCACATCAAACATCATATAGTAGCACTGGAGATGCTCAAAAAATATATCAGTCTGATGATACTAACAATCTTTTTACTAGCAAAACAATATCCTCTACCACTACTAATGGTAACTACCCTCCATATATAACAGTAGCAATGTGGAGAAGAACTGCTTAAAAATAAAAAACCATTACATTTTACACCTTTTCTCATTTCACAAGTTATGAAAACGCCCCTAAAAGAGACATAAATGAGTGAAAAGCAACTGTTACTTTGTGCATTCAAAATATGCAAAGGTGCAAAAAAAGTAAATTAATTTATATAAGAAATATACCAAGATCCATTTACTAATTTTTGACCAGTATAAAATAAAACGAATAACACATCAAACTATTTTTCAGTTTTTCTTCTTTGATAAATCTCTTTTACACCTTTTAACATTTCAAATGCCGACCTCAAGGGTCGGCATCTTTGAATGTTATTAGATAAATGTTACTTTGCAACCGATAAATCGCCTTTGTTATATTCAATCATTCTGTAAAGCCGAATGATGATATATAAAATCGGCGTTTGAAAGGTGCAAAGGTCTAACAAAAATAATAAACGTTTTTGATTTTATTATTTTTCATAAATTTCCTATAGAAACTCTTTGCTTTGTGAGTAATCGTTTTGATTACTTACAAAGGTATATAATAAATACATGCAATAAATACATGCAATAAATACATGCAATAAAAAGATGCAATAAATCAATTACCTAGAACTTCTACGTTTGGTAAATCTACTTGAAAAGCGTTTGGTACTTCTTTTATTTTTATAGACATATCCACCTTTATGGATAAATCCACCTCTGTGGGCAAGCCCACCAAAATATTTTTTCACACTTTTTCGCTTCATTTTCTTTGTTTTTCTCTTATTTTTCATGGATTTTCTCCCCTTTTTACCTGCAGTTTGTGGTTCATTTCCTTGTAATGCACTACTAATGGATTGTATATATCCATTAATTTCGTCATAATAATTTTTAAATTTCGAAGACATATCTCGATCATCATGAATTCTTTGCATTTTTTCAACGACCTCATAAATCACATTGGTAGCACGTTTGATATTTTCAATAAATTGTTCATTTTCTTTTCTCAATTCGGTATTTTCCTGCATTAATTTTTGTAAATCCGTGGAAACATTGGAATGTTCTTCTTGCAGTTTTTCCAAACTACCTTGTTGAGTTTGTAAAATATCATTATGTTCTCCTTTTAATTTTTCCAATTCTGCTTCTTTTTCAATCATGGCACGTTCTAATTTCATTTTATTTTGCTGATCTCTCTCATTACCACTTTTTTCAAGCTCGGAATATTTTTGTTCCATGGAATTAATTTCTCCTTGCACTTTTTGTATTTCTTGTTGGTTGTTTTGTAAAAGTTCATTCATTTTTTCTTGAACATTCTTGATTTCGCTTTCTAACCCTTGTTTTTCTCCACGTAACTCCTGGATTTCCTGGTTTGATTTTGCGAATTCCTGATCTTTATTTTGAATTTCCATTTTCATCTCTTCGATCGTTTTCTTTTGTTGCTCAATTGTTCTTTTGAATTCCGGGAATTTATCACTTAATTCTTTTAACTTAAGACTAATCGCTCCTAAAGTTTGTAATAAATTAATTTGATTAATATTAAAAGCCTTGCTTTTTTCTTCATTCGTGTTCACAATACTTTGTAAATTCAATAAACTGTTATTAAAATTATCTAAAAAATTACCATTTGAATGATCATTTATTCTTGCTTGAACCATTTTCTCTTTATATTATAAAAATAAAATAATAATAAAATAATAATAAAATAATAATTATCTTCTATTTTTCATACTAACAACGAATCTAGATTTTTTTTTATTTTTTTCACTTCATGTGCTATTTTTTGCTGTTCTTTCTTGGCATCTTCTATATTTTCAGAAGTCAATTTCTCCGTTTGGATGAGACTTTCGATATATTTATTCAACATGTCTAACGCAGTGAGTTGTTCTTTTTTTTGTTCGATGATATAATCATAATATTTGGTATAATCCGTCATGACTTCCTTCAAAAACTCATTTTGGTTCATTATTTTCTTCAAATGTTTGCGTTTATTCAATAAAAGTTCTCTCTTATACTTAATTTCATTTTCTATTTTCATTAGACATTGATCGCGTTCAGATAAGGAAGGATTTTCTAATTGATTGGTTTCATAAGGAACAATCATCGCATTATTATTATTGGTATTGTTATTGGTATTGATGCTGCTGCGAATAATATTGTTTGGTTCCAAGGATGGACGATTTTTTGAATATGTTTTTTTTCGTATCATTTCCATTTCTATTTTCATATTTTGAATAAGGATTAGGTTTATATTATAATAAGAAATGATTATATTTACTCAAACAAACACCCATTCGTTCAAATTCAACCAATTTCCCATATCCCTAAAATAATTCATTTATTAAACAAATATAAAATCTTTGTTATATATTATTTAGGATGTCCAAACATAATTCTGAACCAATATTAACACCAGACCATAACAGATTTGTAATGTTTCCAATTCAACACGAAGACATATGGCAAATGTATAAAAAACAAGTCGATTGTTTCTGGCGCGCCGAAGAAATCGACTTAACCAAAGATATAAATGATTGGGAGATGTTAAATGATCAGGAAAGATACTTCATTTCGATGATTTTAGCATTTTTTGCTGCGAGTGATGGAATTGTTCTAGAGAATTTAGCGGTTCGTTTTATGTCAGATGTTCAAATTTCAGAAGCAAGAGCATTTTACGGGTTTCAAATTGCGATGGAAAATATACATTCTCACACCTATAGTTTATTGATTGAAACATATATTAAAAACCAAGAAGAGAAGCAACGTTTTTTTAGTGCCATTGATAATTATCCTTGCATTAAAAAGAAATCGGATTGGGCGCAAAAATGGATTAATGATAATCGAAGTAGTTTTGCTACGCGTTTAGTCGCTTTTGCTTGTATCGAAGGAATTTTTTTCTCCGGAGCATTTTGCAGTATTTTCTGGATGAAAAAACGCGGATTAATGCCTGGGCTTACTTTTTCAAATGAACTCATTTCTAGAGATGAAGCCCTTCATACTGAATTCGCTATTTTATTATACTCCAAACTACAAAAAAAAATCAATAAAACGCGTATTCATGATATCATTAAAGAAGCCGTTGAAATTGAAATCGAATTTATTTGCGATGCGCTTCCTTGTCGTTTGATTGGTATGAATTCGACATTAATGACCCAATACATTCAATTTATTGCGGATCGTTTATGTCTGCAATTAGGGTATGATAAAATCTATCACGCTACCAATCCATTTGATTTTATGGAGCTGATTAGCTTGGAAGGAAAAACGAATTTCTTCGAACGTCAGAATTCGCTTTATAGTCTCGCCAATAAAGAGAAAAATAATGACGTATTCGAATTTTCGGAAGACTTTTAATATTCGTTTGGAAAATAATTTAAAAATATGTTAACTTATTAAAATATGTCGGCAAATACTTTAGCAGATTACCTTAATACCGTCATATATGAAATAAAATGTAAAGATGATAAAATTACGGATACATATATTGGTCATACCACATGTTTTAAACAACGTTACCGATTACATAAAAATTCATGTATCAATCCAAATCAAAAAGGGTATCATTATAAAATATATCAAAACATTCGTTTACATGGTGGTTGGGACAATTGGGAAATGGTAGGAATTGAACAGTTTCCTTGTAATAATGTGAATGAAGCGAGAGAAAGAGAAGCCTATTGGATTGAATTGTTATCTTCTTCGTTAAACATAAAAATACCTAATCGAAAAACGACAAAAGAATATAAAAAAATATACCGAATTATTCACCGAGAAAAAATTGCAGAAAATGCGAAGGTTTACCGTAAGATTAACTGCGACAAAATACAAAAATATATTCATTCACATATTGAAAAAATCAAAGACCAAAAAAAAGAATGGTATGAGAAAAATAAAGAGAAAATCTTGGAAAAAGCCAAGTTGAATTATGAAGAACATAAAGAAGAAAAACTGAATTACCAGAAAGGATACGCAGAGAAACACCAGGAGAAAATCAAAGAATATTTGAAGGAATATCATGAAAAAAACAAGGAACAAATATTGGTGAAACAAAAGGTTTATCGCGAAGAAAATAAAGAAGAAATTTCTCATATGCAAAAAGAATGGAAAAAGAAACATTCGATGGAATTGAAAGAAAAAAACAGTCAAGTGATCAAATGTGAATGTGGAAGTGAATATACTTGTAAAAATCAAGCTCGACATTTGAATACACAAAAACATCTTTTATATGAAACAAAGGATTGTGTTATGGTTGAAGAGAATTCAATCATAACAAAAGAAGAAGAACAAGCAGAACAAATAGAAGCAAACCAAACAAAAACAAAAAAAGAAGTAGAGAATGGAATAAAGAAAAATACCGATAAAATCAAAGAAACGAAGAAAAAATACAACGAGAGCCATAAAGATAAAATTCAAAAACAATGTAAAGAATATTATGTAAAAAACAAGGAAAAAATATTGGAACAAACAAAAACATATTCTCAGGAAAACAAGGAAAAAGCCAAAAATTATAAAGATAACTGGTATCAAAAAAACAAAGAAAAAATATTAGCCAATCAAAAAGAAACTTATCTTTGTGATTGTGGATCTACCATAAGATGCAGTGGACGGTTGGAACATCTTCAAAGTGTCAAACATAAAAAATATACAGAAAATATCGTATTTTAGTGAAGGATTATCTTATTTTATCTTTTATTTTATCTTATCTTATCTATCTTATATTATTCGATTTTTTTCCAAAAGGTTGGAAATAAATTACTCGTGTTTAAATGGTTCTTTTTGGGTCCAAACCAAGTGGAAGGATAACAAACAATTCGATCTGGAGCCGTATTTAAATAAGCCCCCCACCAACTAAATGTACTATTCGCAATAATATTGTATTTACAACAACTCATCCATAGCATTTGTTCCCAATCTTCCAATTCATCCGTTGCTTTTATGAATTCAATGGTTGGAAATACGGTTTTGAGTTTTTTCAGAATGATATTTACCTCCTCTTTATCCTTTTCTTCGCAGAAATATAAAATATGAATGGATTGACTTGTTTGTTGGGGTTGCTGGGGTTGTTGAATTGTCTTTTTTTTCTCTCTTTTTTCAATTTCATCAAGTATAAAATGAATACTTTTTTGATAATACTCATAAGATATAATGTTATGATAGTCCTGAAGATTTTTATAATCTCCAATACGAAAATGGATACTAATAGCATTTTTATACCATTTCTCATTTATTTCTCTAGTTAAAAGATTGGATGATGGAATGGATATGTTACTTTGTGTTTTTTCAACGCGTAAAGGTAGCTTTCGAATTTTCTCTCGAACTCTTTCTTTTAACAAATCAAAATTGACCATTTTATAAATTTGATCCCAATACTTTTCAAAATAGAGATGACTTTGAAAATAGCCGAATAATAAAATGAGAGAAGAAGGAACGAGAGAAGGAATGATAGATGGTAATTTATGGTATTCAAATCCATTTTCTTTTATGATTTTTTCTTCTTTTGGTAAAGAAGGATGTGTATTCTTTTTTAAAGATACCAATAAATTCTCCCAGTAGGTAGATCGAGGCGTAATCCCATAGGATGTTTTATGATAAACAAACCCGAATGTTTGCTTCTGTTCCAAGGCGTAAGCGATGGTAGTAAAAATCTGGAAAAGTTGATTTCCTAATCCGCCCATAATTTGACAAGTAATCATTCTGTATAATAAATGAAATAATGATTAAATACTTATTTTAAAGAATATAATATTTCAAAGTTAATATGATTTTTTCAACCATTCTTCAATATATTTACTTTGTTCTGTTTCCGTATTGTATATTTTAAATTCACGATCATGGATTAATTCATTCAATAAATAATGTTTTGGAATTTTATAATTTTCTTTAAATTTTTTATATAAATAGTTATATTCTTTATTTTCTGTTAAGTTATCATTGTGAATAATAATATTTTTTCCAAATATTTCACTTAATATTTTATCCCAATTATTTATATCTTTAAATAAAAGTTTAATAAATATTTTATTATCTTGTTTAATCATATTATATCCTTTTTTAAAATTAAAATTATCGAATAATGGAATATTATAATGTGTTAAAACTTCATTCATTGGATGATAATCTTCAAGCTTGTATAAATTATGATTATTAAAAAAAGAAACTATTTCTTGAATAGATAAATTTTTATAATTTGGTAAATGTAATTCTATATTTTGAAAAAAAGAAGATATACTTCTTTCAATTGGGGTTCGGTAACTATCAATTATATAAATTTTTTCATAATTTTTAGAAGATAAATTAATATTATCAAAAATAGTATATTTATCACGAGAAGTTTCTTGATAATAATTATTACTATGGGTGTGAATACTTTGATAATCATTTTTTAAAAAAGTATGAAACAAAGTTAAACCTCCACATTTTCCTCCACAATATACAAATACATTAAACATTATATATTATATTATATATTATATATTATATAATTTTTATACAAATAGAATTTACAAATTACAAATAATATAGATACAAATATATCTATATTATAAAGAATGGAAATATTTCTAAAGAAAGAAAAAAAAATAATTCTTCTTATCATGAATTGTCATAAATATATTTACAAATCAGATCATCAACGTAAAACTTGGCTATCCTCACTTACTTCACAAATCACTTATTATCATGTATTAGGCGATCCAAATCTATCTACCGACTTTCAATTTGTTGAAGAAGAGAGAAAACTAATTGTAAAAACCGACGACGATTATAATTCCCTTCCTAAAAAAGTGATTGCCGCATATAACGCAATTTATCAATCATTCGATTTTAACTATATTTTTAAGACAGATGATGATCAAGAGCTAATCAAACCAGCATTTTTAGATATTATAATAGGATTACTTTCAAAGAATTCTGAAAATTCAAAGTGTCATTATGGAGGTCATATTGTAGATGTACAACAACCTTATTTATCGAAATATCATTTAATTCACCCTGAATTACCTGTTCATCTACCAGTATATGTAACAAAATATTGTAGTGGACGTTTTTATTTTCTCTCTTATGAAGCCGTTTTTTATTTAATTAAACAACGAGAGAAAATCGAAAAAGAATATTTAGAGGATTATGCAATTGGACACCATTTACATGATTATTTCAAGACAAATATCATGATGTTAAACACCGACAAATATTTTGTTGATATATCCACTTTTTAAAAAAAGTGGAGCAAAAATCCCTTGATAAATGTAGAGCAAAAATCCCTTTATGAAAGTTGAGCAAAATCCATTGATAAACGTTTTTGTATGAAGACCTAGATTACGTTTTTTTATGAGTTACGTCATTTTTTATATCACTAACCGTATTCATATTTACATGTTTTAACTCATTTTTTGTAATTGCATATTGACCACATGGACCACAATGGTCTTCATTCGATAAATCGATCTTGTTATTTAATTTTGTATTACAATAATCCAATTTCCATCTACCCATTGGTTTTGGTATTTCTTTTGGTATAAACTTTTGTATAAACTTTTGTATAAATTTCATAATATATAAATTATGAAATTTACTTTTAAATCTTGATTGAATATAATATATCATTTACACCATTGAATATCTAAAATAAATTCTTATTTATACTTGTAGGCATTCCGTGACCGAATAAAATCATATAAATCAATATCACGGCTGATAGTAATATACTTCTATTTTCGGCTACGACTTGTTTTTGTCCTAAGATATAAATCATAAAAAGGTATATCAATATTCCTAATAATAGTGAATGTAACAACATAGTTAATCCGGTTTCCATTTTGTATTATATATATATGATATAATAATTAAGAGTTTGTATCCTTAAAGATTTAGACCCATTATTTTTTAGGAGTTGGTGTCCCTGTAAGATACGGTTTATCTAGATCCGTCATCACCCTAAGATAATTTGTCGGTCTTTTTTCAATATCACTATAATCCGCTCGCTGCGTAACCGTCAAAGGAATAATCAAGTACCAAAAATCCACTTTTTGAAGATGAAACCAATATTTATCAATCGCATATAAAAAATGGTTTTCTGGATTTCGAAATAATAATTCTAGTCCTTCCTTTATATTTTCAATCAATTTATCAAAATAATGATTTTTTACTAAATAACCTGTGGTTGTTTGACATGACCCTACTCGAACACATGTATCATCTATTTTTTGATAAGGAGGTACATTATTCCCACCTAATAAAAGGACATCCCATACTGGATGATTTTCTAAAAAATGGTTCATTTGTTTTACAAACAAACTCGGTTGTAAAAATTCAATATCATCTTCAACAATACATACATGATCCCATCCAGAGTCTTTAGCTTTTTTAAGACAACGTAGATGGCTCATTGTACATCCAATTGCCCCACTTCCTTTGATCAATTGAATAGCTGGATATCTCTCGATGGATCCAAGTGGAACTCCGATTCTTCCAAGTTGATCTTCGACATGTATTTTACGATCTTTTCGATGATCTAAATTAATATAAAGTACATGTTGAATATCTTTGATAGATTTTACCATTTTAATTTGAATAAGTATTTTAATTTTATATCTTTTTTATATTTATAATTTAATAATTATAGTTTTGAAGAATTACAATACACTTTGTTATAAATGTTCATCGGACTAAATATTGAAATTAAATCCAAATTTATCAGTTAAACGTTGTCTATATTCAGAACAAAAACGGTCATATTGATGAACTACAAAAGACACATGATTATCTTTATTTACCACAAAATTATCATCATTTAATTTATGAACATCACAACCAACGGTATTTACTAAATTTTCTGTATTACTTAATAATTTAATTTTGAATGAAAATTTATTTACATAAATTAAATAGTTGTGTATTCCTTGGTCTAAATTGTATTTAATTTGATAAGTCAATAATATTCTACACATTTCATTAATGTATTCTTTGATAGAATTTACCTTTCCTAAAGTAGTTCCACAACATATAATTTTATTATCACATATTTTTTCATAAAATTTTTCATTAAATATGTTTTCTAATTCTAATAACCATGGTGTGTTATAATCTTTCTCAGAATGAATTGTAATCCCTTCTAAAAAAACATATAAATCATAATCATCACTATAATCATATAATTCAATATTTTTTTGAAATAATACATCTCTAAAATCACACAAAAAAATATATTTATTTTTTATATCATGTTTATTTAGAAATTCTTGTATAACAAAAAACCGATGACAATTTATATGACTATGTTGTTGTAAATTATCTAAATATGTAATTACATTTTTATATTTTTCTTTTATTTTCAGTAAAATCTCGGTATCCCCCTCTTGTATCATTATATAAATATCACCTTTAAATCCTGTATTTGTAATACTTCCTATAAATCTCTCATAGATATCATAATTATATCCAGAGCCATAAGTTACAATTGAAATATCCATAATTATTATATAAAAATACAAATAATATGATAATAATAAACGAATAAACGAATAAACGAATAAACGAATAAAATAATATTCTAATAATGACAATGATTAGAATAAAGAGAGAATACGATTTTTTTCTCTCTTTAAACATTATTCTAATGATTGAAGAGAATTATACGGAATTTGAAAAGAGAGAAATTACTGAAAAAATAAAACCGATTACTTTCCAAGATATAAAAGAAGAGTATCAAGAATTACAAAAAATCGGTGATCAAGCGAAAGATCAATCTCCGAGATCTCGCATAGGAAACAATATTGTTGATTTTTTTACTTTTCAAGAACGTCTTCATACCAAAGGGAAATATGGATTAAGTTTTTATGATTTTTTAGCGAATATGAAAAGTGAAAACCCGGAAAATTCAGAAAATCCGCTAAAAAAAAAGAAATTTATTCAAACCATGTTAAAATATTATATTGATGTGAAAAATAAAAATAATACGAAGAATGAAGAGAAAGTTTATAAAGAAGTTTATAATATTTGTATAAGTGCAATTAATATATTCCGTCCATTAATGGCGATGGAAATATATACCAAGTACAAACCGAATACCGTATTGGATTTTACTTGTGGATGGGGTGGGAGATTAATTGGTGCTTCTGTTCTTGGAGTACCAAAATATATTGGGATTGATTCGAATATTCATTTAATCGATCCGTATGAAAAAATGCGGGATTTTTTAAAAACACAGGGATCAAAAACAGAAACACAATTTTTTTTCGAGGATGCATTAACGGTCGATTATTCTTCCTTAATTTACGATATGGTATTTACGTCGCCACCTTATTATGATTTAGAAATGTATTCAAATCAGCCAATGATTACAAATGTGGATAAAAATAAAGAGAAAGAGAAAGAAGAAAAAGAAAACAAAGGAAAAAGAGAGAGAAAGATTTCATTTAAAAAACAAATGAATGAAAACTTTTATAAACCGCTTTTTCAAAAAACATATCATTCTTTGCAACCAGGTGGAATATATGCTTTAAATATAAATCTAGAAATTTATGAAACGGTATGTATTCCGATTTTTGGTAAAGCCAAAGAGATTATTCCTTTGAAAAAAAGTAAACGACAAAATAATTATAATGAGTATATTTATATTTATTCAAAAACAAATCAAGACTAATACTTTCTTACTCCCCCGAGATTTATATTGGCACTTTTTGTTGCACGCTGTGGAATATTATTTGCACGAATATAATGGGAAGAAAAAGGATTTACAATTAATTGAGAAGAATGATTTACTTGCTTTTGTTGAGGTTGTTGAGGTTGTTGTTGATGCGGATAGTTTGGAGATTGATACTGTTTAGAAAATGGATTTTTATTATAATTATTAGGATGATTATGATTAATATGATGCGGCAAATTTGGAATATTTTTCCATTCATCCGTAGTAGAAACGGCTTTATAATTCCGTTGACTTTCATCTAAATGAATTATTTTTTTTGTCGGATCACGTAAATCATAAATATAATATTGTTCTTTTTCAAAGGTATTTAATGTTTGAAATCCAAAAATATTAATATAAAAAATATTTGGATTTTCCACTAAATAAATATTATCATTTGAATTCATCGAAAAAAGATCAATTTGATATTTCAAATGTCGTATTGTTTTTAATCCATCGACCCCATTATCATTTTTCATACGTAATGGATCTCTTTTACTTATAATACGTGATACCCCATCGAATAATTGAAGTATTTCTGGACTACCGATTGGATGAAAATCCGAACGATCAATGACAATGCCATTTTCAATACATCTTTTTTGTAAACAATTATCTTCCATTCCCCATCCCCAAAAACAAGGATATCCATTAATTCTCTCGAAATCCCCACCTTTCATTACTACTATTCCGCCGAGGGCATGAGTATATCCATAATAATGTTTTGCAACACCATTCGTTGTTTCATAGTTAAATATTTTATTGAATGGAATGGTATCTACATCATTAAAAATAAAATTCATTTCTTTGTAATCGTTTGGATATTTATCCTTGATCGCTAAAAATCCGATATTTCGAGTTGCTCCGCGATTAAAATTTCTCTCGTCGGTTTGATGAGAAAAATAGATTTCGTAATCATTTACTTGGTTTTCCAATAAAAAGGTCATGTATTTACAAAAAAAGAATTTCTGTTGAATACGATTGCGATATGGCACAATAAATATTTTTTTGGGTATTTTTCTTTGTGTATTTTCAAATTCGCACATAATTTGTGATACGTATCGTTCTGTATTAAATCTACTAAAATATTTTTAAATTAATAACTTATATATTCTAAAAATATATTCTAAAAATTATATTCTAAAATTTAAACAACCTAAAAATATCGCATAAAAATAATATATGCCATATTTTTACAATCCAGAAAAAAACTTGAATTTATTGCTTATTCATATACCAAAAACGGGAGGTACCAGTCTAGAACATTATTTTCAAAAAAAATATGATATACCTTTAAATCGCGAATCTCTATGGTCTACTTTAAGACGAGGAGTTACCCCAAATAATATAAGTTTTCAACATCAACCATATTCGATGATTTATCAACATAAAGATTTTTTTAAAGTACATTTTACTTCAGATATAAAAATCATTTCGATTGTTCGTAATCCATACGAGAGAATAATTAGTGATTTATTTCATTTTAAATATATAAATTTAGATACGTCAAGAGAAGAGGTATTTGAAATCATTCAAAAATATTTTAATACAGATATTGTTTTATTAGATAATCATAAAACCCCACAATACAAATTTGTAACGAATGAAAAGGATGAAATCATTGAAAATATCACGATTTTAAAAATGGAGCAACTAAATAGTGATATGTATGATTTAGGGCATATTGATTATAACCATTATAAAGAAAAAACGAGGGTCAATATAAATACATTAAATCTAAATTATTATAATTATCTAAATAATAGTTCGATCAAAGCAATAAATAAATATTATGAAAAGGATTTTTTACTATTTGGATACAAGATGAAATGAAATGAAATAATATAGAGAGGAAGACGACGAAGACGAGGGAGCTGAGGTTTAACAAATATTATATTTTTTTAGAATAACGAGAGGAATTAATTCTGTCGTTTTTTTTTCTAATTTTTTAAAACATTTATTAATCGTAACTTCACTTATTTCGCTCACATTTTTAATATCTTTTTTACATACATTTAGATGAAATACCTGACAAATAAAATAGATAATACCTGCAGCAATTGAATGAGGGGTATTTTCTGGCATGATGTTATCTTTTTCAATTTTGATTGCTATAAATTGAGATAGTTTGGTAAGTTCATTATTAATATTCAATTTACTACAAAAACGTTCAATAAAATCTTCTGGTCTTGTTTTACAGAAACTAGTTTTGTCTTTATGAATGGTATCTTTTTCCAAATTATTAATAATGGCTAACGCATTTTTACATCCTTTTGTCGCACTTGTAATATCTAAATGAAAAATACTTGCTATTTCTTTGGCAGTTCTTGGAAAATTATTGATACGACAAGAAATATAAATAGAAGCGGCTAAAATACCGTCTCGATTTGTCCCGCGAAAATTTACTTCATACTCAGATATTTTTTTATGATAATAAATAGCATCGTCAATAATCATTTTAGGAATACCTGCATTATGTGCCATGTTGGTAATCACTTGAAAATCATCATATTGTGATTTTTCTTTATAAGGCATAGTTTGCCACTCCGTATAACGACGTATCTTTCTCATTTCATACGACATTCCGCCAGTATACAATACTTTACAACCGTAAGATGATTCTTCTAATAAAGGATTAATCGGAATTCCACAACGTGTTGGATCTCCATGTTGATTATCTTCTGCACCATAAAATCGCCATTCTGCGGAATGATCGACTAAATCTTTATAAATAATTCCACATTTACGATTGGTACAAGTAAGAAACCCTTCATCGGAGAAGGCGAGGCTCGATTGACATGTTTCACACATTTCGCGATTTCCACAAGAACGATAAATACATTCTAAAGGATCGATTTTTGCTGTATTTGAATTCGGATCATCTTCTTTTAAACAAATTTCATTGTCAAAAATACTCCATAATTTTGATTTATCGATATTGTTTTTTATTTTTTTTGTTTTTGTATTGGAATTATCTTTATGCCGAGGTAATTTGTGAATATAAACTTCAGGTGTTTGAGTTTCTTCACAAAGTTTTGATATAGAATACTCATTTTCTAATAACATTGATAGATGTGTTATTAGAATAGAAAAAATATTTTGATTTCAATTTTATAAAATACAAAATACAAAATACAAAATACAAAATACAAAATACAAAATACAAAATACAAAATATAAAAAAAAGAATATAACTTCTATTTGTATATTATAATTATCTATCCATAATATAATAAATCATGGGAAATTTGACTTCCACCTTAAATAAAAATACAAATACAGAGCATTCTTTCAATAAATTCGACGATGCCATTGATTATATTGCTTCTAAATATATTTTAACGTCGGATTTTCAAAGTTTAAAAAAATTATCGGAAAAAGAATATTGTGAAAAATTAGTCGTATTAACTTCCGATATTATTGATCGTTACTTCAATCATCAAGAGATTACTTATTTAGAACAAAGAGTAAAAAATGGACTAGAAGTCAACGATATGACGGAGAAAAAGGTTTACTATTTAAATAAAGATCAATTAAATGATTTGGACATCTCCAACGACCGTCAAAAAGAAATTAAAAAAAAACGTGTATGTATCGGGATTGCAAAATTCTATGTGAAAATAGCCCATATTTTTGCCGCCATTTTAATGACCATTAATCCCGTTTATTTATACAAAGATCCTATTACTGGCACCACGATAAGAAAAAGTATTTATAATAAACATCAAATACCAACAAGTGTAAAAACAAAAATGAATTGGAATTTTTGCGACAATCGTATAAATCGTTTAAAAAAGGGTCAAGATTATCATAAAATCGATGAATCTGGAAACATTCAGGTAAATCCAGACATTTGCTCTTCTGAACCAAATTCTAATTCTTTATTCGATGAACCAGGAATGAAAGAATTGGAAGAATTATACTATGATAAGTATGACTATTCTACTGGTAAATTTACAGGAATGAGTGAAAAAACAGCCAACCAATACGAAAACGATTTGAAAACATTTTATTATGCTTTTACAGGTAATAAAATAATGCCTCCAGAAATTAAAAAATTCGCAGATATTAAAATAAAATCTTATGAAAAAACGAAAGGATGTCAAGGATCATTTAAACAAAGCTATCATGGTTCTGTAAAAAATAAAAACGGAACCAATTCTCTCTTTCACCAATATGCGATGAATATTAAAGAAATGATTTTACAAACAAATGAAAATCAAAATAAATTATTGAATATCATATTTCAAATATTTAATTATGTCATTGAACCTTTTTCTGGAGAGAAAAAAGTTCGTATTCATCCAACCCTAAATGAAGAAAGATTGGACCAATTGATTGTTGAAACAAGAAAACTTATTATCGAATTGTATGTGAATTGTGAAGAAGATTATGTAAAAGGTATCAAAATATTCGAAGCGATTGTGGAGTCGAAGATTTTGGAAACCACGCAGTATCAATTAAAACACTTGGAAGAAAAAGTGATTGATTTGACAAAATAAATAATCATAATTGAGAGAAAAATTTAATTTTACTTCTTTTCTTTGGAACAATCGTTTTTATACACCTTTGCACATTCAAAACGCCCACTTTGTGGGCGCTTATGAGTGGCAAAGGCAACAGTTACCACGCACTTTAAATGTGCGAAGGTGTAAAACGAATGATCATGTGAAAAGAAGTAAAACGCAAAGATTTATATTTATATTTTTATTTTCTACAAAAGTAAAAAGTGAAAAGGTAAAAAGTGAAAATGTAAAAAAAACAAAAATTTAAGCACGACCACCTACGGAAGCAGCTTTGGATGCAGCAGCAGATGCCATTCTACTGGCAGCAACGGCTTTGGATGCAGCAGCAGATGCCATGCGTCCAGCAGCGGCAGCCTTGGAGGCAGAAGCAGATTTGGATGCGGAAGCAGCTTTGGATGCAGCAGCAGATGCCATTCTACTAGCAGAGGCAGCTTTGGAAGCAGCCTTGGAAGCAGCACGAGAAACAGCCTTGACTGCTTTTCTTTTAAGAGTTTTCATTTTACGCATGTTAGCAGCACGTTTCATTCTACGAGAAGGAGCCATCTTATATATAATATACACCAATAAAAAAAATATGAAAATATGGAAATTAATATAAAATAAATATTTTAAAAGAAGACAAATTACTAAAGTTCCTAAAACAAAACAAAACAAAACAAAACAAAAACAAAAACAAAAACAAAACAAAATACTAAAGAAGAGGAATACAAAAAATACAAATAAATAATTTATGTTAACCATACTTTATTCATCGTATGCCACCACATTCCATCGCCCTCTTTCACATTATAGAAATGCCTAAAGGTAGAACTTCTGGAAAGTGGTACATTTGTACGATATTTGTCTAAAGGATGTGGATTAGTATGTATTTGAGCGGTAATAGCTCGTTTACTAATTTTTTGCTTTTGCTGAACGGCATAATAAACAAAAAACGCCTTAAAGGATAATTCACGAATATTAAAAATATCTTGATTTCTATTTTGAAAATCTTGTAGATATTCCATACAAATACCTAATCCTGATATGTCTGCCATATCTTCTCCAATACCAATAGACGCATCAAATTTTATTCCATCTCTCAAAGCAAATACCTCATACTGTTTAATAATATCATCTTGGATACGTTTAAATATCCTTTTATCTTTTTTCGTCCACCAATCATTCATTTTACCATTAAAATCATATTTACTTCCCCAATCATCTAAAGAATGGCTCATTTCATGAGCTAACGTATTTCCTATATGTGCTAAATTATATTCAATTCCTCTCTCTTGTAAATCAATAAAGGGGGGTTGAATATATCCTAAAGGAATGTAAATACTATTTTTTGAAGGAGTATAACTTGCATTCACAACGTATGCTTGTGTTCCAATTAATTTAGGTGGGTTCATTGCCCAATCGATCACAGGAATATCAATTGTTTTTTTTCCTTCTAATTGAACCGATTTTCGGAAACGCCAAGAAGATATTTTTACTAAATTACCCCATGCATCGTCGGAAGAATATTCCAACAAAGGATCTTCACGAAGAATTTTCGGAGAACCAATAATAAACTTGAAATAACGAAGTTTCTTTAATGCATGTTCTTTTGTAATCGGTTGTAACCATTTGTTACGATGAATAATACGTGTAAAAACCATTTTTAAATCTTCTGCTAATATTTTCACATATTCAATATATTGTTTATTTTCATATCTAGCTACATATTCATTTGTCAAGAAGGTATTAAAAGAATAACATAATGCAAAAATAGGTCTTAAATCACGTTCTAATTCCGCATCTTGACCTCGTAAAAAGTTGCCAAAAAATTCATAATATAATTGATGCCCTGAATTACTCCATCTTGTCATTTGACGGATATAAATGTAAATATAATACGTACGCCATTTTTCATTATCCCAATTTTCCAATAGATGGTCGGATGCACAGTTGATATAATTTACATTTGCTGTAATAAAAAAACGAGGTGTTTCTTTAAAACCTAATTCCTTGGCGAATTCTTTCCAGTTAAAATGATATTTATTTTCAGCTTCATCGGTGGTAACACGATTATAATTATTTGGACCATTTTTGTATTTATCACAAATCATAAAATTCAAAATCTGAACTTCTGTGTCAAAAATATCACGAACATGATATCCGTGATTTTCACCAAAGACATTTTTAAATAAATCATTCAGATATTTAAAATAATGACGTAAAACACTCTTTTTATATTCTACATTTTGACCATCTTCAAAGTAACAACTAATATCTAATAACGATAATTGTGGCGAATTAATAAAACAACGGAAAATACTAGGTTCTTTATCATCTGGATTTAAGGACCAAGAAAAAGGTGCCGCATAAGAAATTGTCTCATTTTTATTCAAAAAAGACATTAGTTTCCATACATTTTTTTTGTCTTTTCGCATTTCATCGATTTCTTCGATAAATTGGGAAGTATATGTTTTGTTTTGTTCATTATTGTTGAGTTTTAAAAAGGATTCATATATATTTTTGATTTGTTTTGATTTTTCATTATGATTATTATGTATGTATTCTTTCACGATTTCCAAAAGTTGTCCATATACTTTATGTTGAACGATACGGAAATCGTCAATTTGCACAATATATTTTTCATTACTTTTTAATAGTTGGGGTTTATTTAACCAAATATAATTGACCCAAGTATAATAATCAAAATTTGGTTTTACACTTTTGGGAATTTTTATAAATTCATTATAAATATTCATCAATTCTTTGGTTCGATTGAAGTTTGGATCTTTCATCGTAGTGTCGTATTTTTTACTAAATTTATCTTCAAAAGTAACGAATGTATTCGGGAATTTTTGACAAATAGTAAGTTGTTGTTCTTTGGTTAAATGAGGTAATACTTTACTATATTTTTTCTTGGTTTTCGTTTTATTACTAGTTTCAACCCTTTTCTTTGAAACTATTTTTTTTGTTTTATTCATGTTCCCTATATATATACAGATATATAAATATATATTTATTAAATGAAATATTAAATGAAATACTAAATGAAATAAAATGAAATAAAATGAAATAAAATGAAATGAAATAAAAATCCTAAAAAAGATTACCAGATGGTTGGTAGGTTTGTATCGATTTATAATTTTTATTGGATTGTTTTTTATTTTCATTTACATTCGATGAGGAGGATAGAGGGATCTTCAACATCATTTCGTTGGTATCTTTTATGTCAAACCCTGTACTTGGCTTTAAAGAATTACCTTTAAAAGAAAGGGTTATTTTTTCTTCATTTCGATCTTCGAGGGTATTCATTTTCTCTCCATATTCATTAATAACGATCCCTGTTTTATTTTTTAATTCGGTTCGTATGTAAGAAGGTACCCAATGTAACCATGAAATAAAAAGAGTATTGGGATGAATGTATCGAATACTAAAGCCGTTTTCTTTAAGTTTATCCATGATATAAGCAATACAAGCTCCCTGGTCATATTTTGGAACACCGATAATCATTTCTGGAACGACGAACCAACAAAAATGTTCATTCATATTTTGTCGAGAGGTCGTCTTAATTTTTACATGAACCCGATTTAATATTTTATTGAATAATGCTAATTTGTTTAAATCGTATTGTCTTTTTTTTTCATAAAGATCATCAATGTTGATTTTTTCGGAAAAGTCTTCGATGTTTTCAAGTGTAAAAATATTAGACATTTTATTTGATCGTTTATATTTTATAAAAAGATAACTTTATATAAAAAGAAAAAGAAAAAAAGAGTGGTTTATTTACTTTTAGTGTAATCTTTCTTAAAGCACCGTATTTAAAAACTGTTCCAAAGTAGATTTTGTAGGTTTGGCATCAAATTCAATGACCTGTCCGTCTTTAATAAGTTTAATGGTAGGATATCCTTCAATATTATATTGATTTATTAATTGTTCAATTTCCACACTTTCTTCCGTGCAATTATATTCTTTGAAAATTACTTTATAACCATTGATCAATTGATTTTTATATTCATTTTTTACTTCTTCCCATGCAGGTTTTGCGGTTTTACAGTGAGGACACCAATCAACATAAAAAAGCAATAATTCGGCTTGTTTTCCTGAATTGGATGAACTGCCATTGTATACAGGTGCTAGTTTTGGAGTAACATAACTTTGATAGATATAATATGCGATAAAAATAAAAAGAAGAAAAGCGAAAAGATAAATAAGAGTGGTCATATTAAAACGACTAAATATACCTTTTATTTTAGACATTGTTCCCGTATTTTGTAAAGCACCACCATTTCCTATATTCATATTATTTGAACGAAACATGAATGATATATTATTCAAAGAATAAATTATTATTTATTTAACGATAAATACAGATCATTATTCTTTGAAAAACTATTTTCTATACATTTTATATGTATGGAAGTAAAAATACTAGAAAACGTCAAACTTTTATCAAGAAAATAGATAAAATAGATAAAATAAAGAAAATAAATAAAACAAAACGTGTTTATTCTAGCAACGATTATAATAGTGGGGATGGGATGTTAACGTCGGTTTGGGGACCAAGTATGTGGCATTTTCTTCATATCATGAGTTTTAATTATCCGAACAATCCTACCAATGAAGATAAAAAACATTATAAAGATTTTATTTTATCTTTGAGAGATATACTTCCTTGTAAATACTGCAGAATAAATTTAAAAAATAATTTAATGAAACATCCGATTACGATGGAAGATATGAAGTGTCGAGAGAATTTTTCTAAATATATTTATCAATTACATGAAACGGTAAATAAAATGTTGAATAAAAAATCAAACCTTACTTATGAAGAGGTGAGAGAAAGATATGAACATTTTCGTTCACGATGTACGGAAGAAAAACCCAAACTGTTTCGCTTTTTATCGAAAACGAAAACACGCAAAAATAAAAAAGAAAAGGGTTGTACGGAACCACTTTATGGGAAGAAATCAAAATGTATTATTAAAATTGTACCACAAGAAGATAAAGGATCTAGTTTTCAAATGGATAAAAAATGTGTTAAAAAACGAGATTGAAATTGAATAAATTTATACCTTTTTTAAAAAGGTATATTACATACCAAAAGTAGAAAAATCATTTAATACGGGGATTGGAGCATTTGCATTCATCGAAGAATAATTTGGAACAAGTTTACAGTCATAACTAGGTTCAGGACAACGAGCGCAAGCTGGACAAGGAGCACATTTTTTTTGTGTAGTTTGAACCGGGCATACTGGACATACAGGTGGAACCACTTCTGTTTTTAAAATATATAAATCTTCTTGTCCATGAGGTATTTGACTTGCTGGAATACCCGGAGGTAATGAAGAGGAATAATTATAATTTGGCATTGTCTGTGTTATTCCACTTTGTAATATGTTAGGGTTTGGATTATTTGTTGCATTACTTGCCATTCTATTTCCCATATTACTTGTATTTCCCATGTTACTTCCCATGTTATTTCCCATGTTACTTGTCGTATTACTTGTTGAAGACCCAATCAAACTACTTGGAGTAGAAGACGGAGTTATACTAGGTAATACATTATTTGGATTTGTCTCGGTGGGGGTAGTTGTATAAACGGTTTCATTACCAGCACTATCTTTAATCACAATAATTTCTTTTCCGTGAATGTCAACTACGACTGCGACTGAACCATTTGGACCCATAAAACTATCTACAGTACCATCAACGGAAGGAAGACCTGCGTAAATAATTGACTTGCCATTGATATCAAGTGTAGTAAGCGTATTCGTTCCATTCATATTCACAGCTAAAGTAGATCCATCTTTTCCGTAAAACATAGAACTAGTTAAGGTAGGTTTAGAAGAACCAGTAAAATGATTGTAATTATCATAAGAAGAAGAAGAATTCGTATTTGATTTTGGGGAACTTGTTGTATCTTGTGAAGTTGTTGTATTTTGATGGATGGTATCCATTCCTTCTTTATTTCCTCCTAAAAAAGGAGCTAGTAATATTCCTAACAATAAAATTAGAATAAGAAATAAAGCACTATAAAATAAAGACATTCGGTATATTTTATATTGTGAAAATAATATTTTGACATTTTTTTGAAATAATTGAAATTAAATCTTTGTTTTCAGTAAAACAAATAATATTCAAATATATAAATATGAAACAAAATTTATATCAAGAAAAGAAATATGATTATGCGGTTATTGTAGATGATGAAGAAGAACAAATAAATAATGTAGTTAGTGAAAAACTTTCAAAAAAGGTTCGACAAACATCAATTCCCCTCTTTTTAAAAAGAAGTTTTTATGAAGAAGAAAATATTATGGAAATTGGAGTAGACGAAGCAGGTCGTGGTCCTTTGTTTGGACGTGTATATACAGCAGCCGTCGTTTTACCTAAAAACGGAGATTTATTTGATCATACGTTAATGAAAGATAGTAAAAAATTTCACTCGAAAAAAAAAATACAGGAAGTTGCAAATTATATTAAAAAGAATGCAATTATGTGGTCGGTTACTTATGAAGATGAAAAATCAATTGATCAAATCAATATATTACAAGCGACACAAAAATCGATGCATCAATCGATCCATAATATATTATTTGAAAATAGTCCGAATTATAAAATACAAATGTTATCTAAATGTGGAGTGTTTCCAACATCGGTTTGTCTTTTAATTGACGGCAATTATTTTAATCATTATTCTTTTTATGACAAAGAAAATAAAAAAATAAATACAATCGATCATATATGTATTGAAGGAGGAGACAATAAGTATTCTGCGATTGCGGCGGCGTCGATTTTGGCAAAAGTAGAGAGAGATCAATATATTGAAGATTTATGTGAAAAATATCCGGAATTGATTGAAAAATATGGAATTGATACTAATAAAGGTTATGGTGCAAAAATACATTTGGAAGGGATTAAACAATATGGAATTACGGAATGGCATCGTAAAACCTTTGGTATATGTAAGACTTTTTCCAAATAAAAAACCTTTGCCACATAAAAAACTTTTGAGACATCTATGAAAAAGAATAAAAAATTGAATTCATTTTTGATTAAAAAGAAAATAAATATAAATAAATTATAAAACAAATAATTAATCATGAGAATTTGTGTGTTTGATACTGAAACTACCGGTTTGCCACAAACGAGCGTAGTTAGTTATGAAAACATATTATTATTTCCTTATATTGTTCAATTGAGTTATTTAATTTATGATACAAAGAATGATGAATTGATAAAAATACGTGATTATGTCATTAAACTCCCTGAAAACATAAAAATTGGTGAAGAGAGTATTAAAATTCATGGAATTACGAATGAAATTTCACAAAAAAAAGGCGTTTATTTTGATGAAATTATCGAAGAATTTATGGATGATTTTCAGGGAGTAGAATGCATCGTAGCACATAATATTCAATTTGATTTGAATATGTTGAAAATTGAAATGATGCGAGAAATCGTAAAAAATCAAGATGGGGTCATTACACGTTCTGTATTAAAAAAAAGAAAATTAATGAATGATTTCTTACATATGTTAATGTATGGTAACAAACCAATTTATTGTACTATGAAAGAGAGTATAAAATTATGCAATCTTAAAAAAGTAAATATGTTGGGTAATTATTTGAAATTTCCGAAATTGATTGAGTTGCATCAAAAACTTTTTAATACGGAACCAAGAAATTTACATAATTCGTTGAATGATATTTTGATTTGTTTACGTTGTTACTGTAAATTAAAATATAATTATGATATTCTAGATAAAAATATAAAAATTAAAAAAATGATTGATCTTTTACTATAAAAATATATATATATATATAACTTTTGCTATAAAAATATAATTATACCTTTGAATTATATGTATCATGTAATATCTTTACCTTAAGTAAAAGTATTTTTTTACGATGTTTCGTTTTTTCATAAAAATCAATTACTTTATTTCTTTATGTTAAGCAGAACACATCTCGCAAATTTCATCCTTTTCTTCCGCCTCTTTTTTTTCTGGTTCAATTGTAAACTGTTGTGCTTGATGTTTTCCTTTACGGCGCAAATAATAAATACCGGTTTTTAAACCTTTATTCCAAGAATAAAAATGCATGGAGGTAAGGGTATTGTAAGTCGGATCTTCTAACCAAAGGTTCAAACTCTGAGTTTGACAAATAAAAGCTCCACGATCTGCCGCCATATCAATCAGATGTTTCATCGGTATTTCCCATACAATTTTATATTTATTACGTATATGTTCTGGTAACATGGTTAATTGTTGAACACTCCCTTTATTCGCAATAATATTATTTTTGATTTTATCGTTCCATAGTCCAAGATCGATCAAATCACGCATTAAATATTTATTCGCTAATACAAATTCACCTGCTAACGTACGACGACTATAAATATTACTTGTAAGTGGTTCAAAACATTCGTTGAAACCTAATATTTGTGAAGTACTTGCAGTTGGCATCGGAGCTAGTAATAATGAATTTCTTATACCATACATTTTTATCGATTCTTTTAATTTAGTCCAATCATATCGATCACTTGGTTCAATATTCCACATATCAAATTGTAATATTCCTTGAGATACGGGCGAACCAACAAAAGAACTATATGCCCCACAATAAGGATTTACTTCAAACGACGGATTATTCCAATTTGAATGAATTAGATTTTTAAATTCCGCGTTATTCAATCCGAAACGATTATTTTCATTAAATATTTTTTTATAATTTTCATCTTTGGAATAATAATGGATCGGTTCCAGATTTTGATAATAATCATTTATTTCAATATTGATTTCATATTCAATACTACAATCACTATTACAATCACTACTATCATCGAAAAACTCTTTTTTATCAATAACAATTGTATTTTGTTTTTCATTCGATGTTTTTGAAAAGCAAATCGATTTGATATTCTTGTATAACTCATCGATTTCTTCTCGCATTTTTAAATATCTCTTTTTTGCAATTTCGTTACTACTTTCTAAAGCAGCATGATACATCGTTTCAAAAATATTTTTATTTATTTTCTTTGCTTCTTCACTATGAAATGCAATATCCATCAAAATAAAAGTATCGGTTAATCCTTGAACCCCAATTCCGATGGGTCGATGAAGCATATTACTACGTTTCGTTTTTTCTGTCGGATAAAAATTAATGTCGATCACATTATTTAAATTGCGTGTCATTACCTTGACAACATCATGTAATTTTTCATAATCAAAACTTTTTGTATCCGAATTCACAAAAGTAGGTAATGCAACACTCGCTAAATTACATACTGCGGTCTCTTTATCATCTGAATATTCTAAAATTTCGCTGCATAAATTTGACGACTTAATGGTACCTAAATTTTTCTGGTTTGATTTTTTATTGCAAGCATCTTTAAAAAGTAAATAAGGGGTTCCTGTTTCCATTTGTGCATCCAATATTTTAAACCATAAATCACGAGCATTTACCGTTTTACGTACCTTTCCTTCCGACTCATATTTTTCATATAAAGCATTGAATTCTTCCCCATAAACGTCGGCTAATCCTTTGCATTCATTTGGACACATGAATGACCATTTTGCATTATTTTTTATTCTTTCCATAAAAAGATCACTAATCCATAAAGCATAAAATAGATCACGGGCTTTTAATTCTTCGTCTCCGTGATTTTTACGCAATTCTAAAAAATCTTCGATATCCGCATGCCATGGTTCCAAATAAACCGCGATGGAACCGTTTCTTTTTCCACACTGATTAATGTATCTTGCGGTACTATTAAAAACACGAAGCATAGGAACAATTCCATCTGTTTTTCCATTCGTACCATATATTTGAGATCCTTTCGCTCGTATATTATGAATATGAATACCGATCCCACCAGAATATTTTGATATGAGAGCACAATCTTTTAACGTATTATAAATACCTTCTACACTATCGTCTTCCATCGCAATTAAATAACAAGAACTCATTTGTTGTTGCGGCATTCCAGAATTAAAAAGAGTTGGTGTAGCATGTGTAAAATATTTTTGCGACATGTAGTCATATGTTTCTTTGATATTTTCCAAATTACCTAAATGGATTGCACATGAAACACGTAACCACATATGTTGTATTCTTTCTACAAGTGTGCCGTTAATACGTAAAAGATAAGCACGTTCAATTGTTTTGAACCCAAAATAGTCAATCAAATAATCACGATCGTTGATAATCATTTCATCTAATTCATCTTTATGGGAAGATACAAAGGTCCAAAAATCGGCGGATAAAATCGGGGAAGGAGATCCATTGATATTTTGATAATTATACAATTGTCCCATCACTTGGGAAAACGAAGGAGAAGTGTTTTTTTGATGATTTGAAATAATAATACGTGATGCTAAAATACCATAATCCGGATGATTGGTAGATAAAGAAGCACATTGTTCTGCGGCTAATTCATCAATAAGGGTTGTTTTAATAGTATCATACAATTGATCGATCACTTTCATTACCAAAGAAGTATAATTGATATGAATATTTGTTTCTTGACCTACTTTTTTTACACGAGATAATATTTTGTCAAATGAAATATCTTCTAATTCACCATTACGTTTCGTAACACGCATATCCAATAAATCTTTACTCGTTTCGTTCATTGTTTGATAAATCGATTTACTGATTTACTAATTTATTATAGTAATAGAGAATGATTTTAAGTTGTTTTGATAGATGATATATTTTTTAGTTTTGAAAACTAGAAAATATAATCTTATTTTATATATAATAAAATATATAATAATTATTAATGATATCTTTTATATATAATTCTTTCTATTTATTCGTTCTTTTATTATTAGCTATTTTTATTCCAATGATTTATAGTAATCTTTTTTTAACGGGTCAAAGAGTGGAAACCTATCGAAATTTAGGCGAAACGATTGCCAATTATACAAATGAAAATAATAATATCGAAGGTGCGAGCAACAATAAAGTTCATCGTAATCATACTTATGGTATTTTTCCTTCTTCTGAAGATGGAGGGTTATTAAGTGATAGTTTTCCAAGTACCCATAATAAAAACGTTTCAAGTTATCAAGAACAAATGATGTGGTGGCATTATCCTGTTTTTAAAGTTGGGTCTTATGAACAAATCACGAATAATTTAAAATATCCAAATAATCCAGATGTTGGTCAATGTATGCCAGCCGAATTTTGTGGAACTTTATATAAAGAGTTTCAACCTCAACTGAATGAAGCTCATGTTTTGCCACCCGTTACACAAAGTTGTAATGGGACACGAGTGAATTATTATAATACCGCTCCGAATATGTTGACGTATAAAACAAATACAACAAATATTCTTTATTAAATCCTTTATTCATTCATGTCTTTATTCATGTCTTTATTTTTTGAATAAAAATATGCAAAAAAATGAGAAAAGATATAAAGAAATATTATCCATTCGAGTTTTTTGGCTCCACCTTTTCATAAAAGGTGGGATAAAAGATATTACACCTTTTTACATTTCAAATGTCGATTATTTATAATAAAATTGAATTAAATATTATAAGTAATATCATAAATAATATATTCATAATGGTTTTCATATACACACTTCAATTAGAACAAGGAAAATATTATATTGGAAAAACAAATAATCCAAAATTTAGGTTAGAAAATCATTTTAATTCAAATGGTTCAGAATGGACTAAAATATATAAACCATTAAGAATTGTAGAACTTAAATCTAATTGTGATGATTATGATGAAGACAAATATACAAGAATTTATATGGATAAATATGGAATAAATAATGTTCGCGGTGGTTCATTTGTTTCTATAAAATTATCCAAATCTCAAACAGATACTTTGAAACAAATGAGTAATGGAACAAATGATAAATGTTTTGGTTGTGGGAAAAGAGGACATTTTGCGAAAGATTGTCAAGAAAATGAATGTTGGGAAACGGATAGTGATGAAGGATATGAAGAAGAAGTTTGGGGATGTGAATATTGTGGAAAAGAGTTTATAGAAGAAATAAAATGTGAACATCACGAAAAATATTGTAATTCAAAAAATAAAAAACAAATTATTTATGAAAGTGATGATGATGAAGACGAGGAAGATGAAGATGATGATGAAGATGAAGATGATGAAGACGAGGAAGATGAAGATGATGATGAAGATGATGGTGCTAATAATTGTTTTCGTTGTGGTAGAGAAGGACATTATGCTACATCGTGTTATGCTTCAAAACATATTAAAGGTTATTATTTAAAATAATCAGCGTTTATATAACTTTTGAAATGTGCAAAGGTGTAAAGAAATATTATCCATTCGAGTTTTTTGGCTCCACCTTTTCCTAAAAGGTGGGATAAAAGGTGGGACGAAGACTTGTTTTCCCCGTTTCCTTATTTAAAAGAATGAAACAACCACCCGCTTCCTTACCATCCACTTCATTTGTAATGGATTGCGAACGTTTTTCTCTTTTATTTGAAGCACGGTGATCATATCCTGTTTCTCTCTCTTGTTCAATAATTCGCCAAATAGCATCTAATTCATGCACATTATCTTGAAACCATCGACGATTTCTAGTGACTAATACACAACTCATGATTTCTAATTTTAAATAAATATTCATAATCCAATTTAATCCCTGTTTTTCACCTTCTTCCATCTGTTTTTCTTGCCAAATCTCTATTTCTTCGATCGGTTGATCAAGGAGATACAAAGGTTGATAAATATATTTTGGATTTCCTTCCCCATTCGCAAAATACATAATCACACATTTATCATTCGTATCATCGGCAAAATAATCACTTTTCGAGTCATATTTGGTAAATTTCGTTTCTAAAAAATCACATTCATCCAAATCACATGTTTCCATTTGCAATTGCATTTGAACCCAATATTCCTTTTTAGGAATTCCATCGATTTCTCGATTTACAATATTTTTAATTTCCAACATACGCCCATAACGATGGTTTGTCGGATCAATATTAATTCCATCGGGGGATGCTCCTAGAAAAGAATACGTTTCATGTTGAATACATCCAAAATCATCTACTCGAGTTTTATATTCTCTTTCATAAAACATCACCGAGAGAGGTTCGCACATTTGACCCCAATGTAAAGTCGTATTGATATTAATTTGTCCGGTGGTTACAAAATTCGTAGTTAAAGGATGACATTTTTCATAAATCAATTGATTTTTCATCGCTTGACTTTCAAATGCTTTGTATGCGTTACTTGCCGTAATTAATTGATACCTGAATTCATACCATTCTTTCGTTCTTTGAACGGGTTGTGGTTTATTTTTTAGTAATCTTATTTTTCTCTCGATGATTTGTTTTTGTGGTTCGTTTATATATTTTAAAATAATACTTCGTTCAAAAGAACGTCTCGGATAAATCGTTGTGAAAAAGATCTCAAATATCTTTTCTAAAAGAAGATTGATTTCTTCTTTGAATAATTCGTCGATTTGGTTCCATTCAAACCAAAGATCTGGTTTCGGTTTTAAAGGTTCGAGAGAAGAATAAACGATTTCTTGGATTTCATACTCAAAATTTTCATGGAAAGTCGGTTCCGTAATTAATTTGGGATTATCTTGAATGAATTGATCCATTAATAGAAGCGTATTTTCGATAAATTCTTGGGCGGATTTTTCGTCGAATAAAAGGGATATTTCTTCTTGGTCTTCCTCTTCTTCCGAATAATCTAGATCTAGATCAAACTCGTGACTTATATCTACGAGACTTTCTAAATCATTCATGTAAAGATGGTTCGGAGAGTGTCCGCATAAACAACATATTGACATAAACATAATAAATATAATTGATTATGTTTATTTCATTTTACTTTATTGTATTCAATTTTATTGTATTCCGTTTTATAAAATCGGCGATCATTTCTCTGTTTTTTCTCTCAAGGTAATATTTTTTTTCTGTGGTAAACTTTTGATCGTAGAAACATGTTTCTCCATATTTTTCAACGTAAAATGTTTTTTGGTATGTAAAAGTGCAGGAATTTCTTTGATTTCTCCGCTTACTTTATCATAAATCACATCTTTGACACGAGCTAATTTCTTTTTATCTAAACAATCTTTAAAAAACCGTGTTAATATTTCGGTATCTTCTTCATCTAAATTTTTCTCTTTTTTATATTTTTCTACAAAAGCAAGTAATTTCTTGGTTTTGACGGTTTTGTCCAATTTCGTCCATTGTTCGTTTTTATTATTGGATTTTTCATCATCCAAAAATTTATCTAAATTCGAGAGATCATTGGAAGAGGACGGTGTTTCTTTTAATTGAACCCCTTTTAATAACATTGTTTTATATTTAATATTCTTCAATTCAATACATTCGTCTTTCTTTTCAATCGCACCAATTATATTTTCAATTGTCTTTATATTATTTTCTTGATAATTTTCATTTGCTTCATCGATGACTAATTCCATTTTAAAATAATTCTTGTAATTGAATATAACAAATTCGATTTAACTCTTTTTTATATATAATATAATTTTTTGTATTTATTTTTATATAATATAAATTTATAAAATGTCGGTTGATTCTTTTTTCTTTAGTCCAAGTACGGTTGTATCTGGACAATCATTTCAAGTCGGTGGAAGTGTAATTGATTTAAATATTGGAACTGAATATGTAATTAGCTTTCTCAATCCAAATACGGGTAATATTACAATTGATCCTACTAGTAGCACAACTATTACTGCAACAAGCACAACTTATGATTTAAGTAGTTTAAATTTTGCATCAGGGGTTGGATATCTTTTTTCTGCGGATAATACTTCTGTAGATGGAGTATACACGATTGGAATTACAATATCTTCGGGAAGTTCGCCTACATTTGGTGCAAACACAAATGTAACCATCCAAAATCCGGTTCCTTGTTTCAAAGAAGACAGTAAAATATTGGTTTTTAATGAAACCCTTGAGAAAGAGGAATATATTCCTATTCAGGACATCCGCGTAGGAAAGTTGGTAAAAACGTTTCAACACAATTATGTGAAGGTAGAAATCATTGGGAAAGCCCAGATTTATAATTCTGGCGACAAAAATCGTATTCTACACCGATTGTATCAATATTCCAATCCAAAATTTCCAGAAATTGTGGAGCCTCTTATTTTAACAGGTGGACACTCGATTTTGGTAGATGAGTTGACAGAAGAACAACAGGAAGAAACGAGGCAAGTATTCGGATCAATCCTTGAAACCGATGGAAAAATACATTTATTATCATTTTTAAATGAGGATTGTGAACCTTATGAAGAGAAAGGTAATTTCACAATCTATCACATAGCTTTGGAAAACGAAAATTATTATGCAAATTATGGAATTTACGCAAATGGACTACTTGTGGAGAGTTGTTCCAAACGTTACTTGTTCGAATTATCAAACATGGAATTTATAGTATAAAAGTATATAAAGTATAAAGTGTATGCAAGAAGAAAAGAAAATAATACTTCAAGGTACAAATAATCGATATCAAATGAAAAAAGTGATGAAAACAGAAGTAAAAAAAGACAAAAAAAGAAAAGAAACAGATAAATGGAATACAACAACCGAAGATTTTACTTATGAAAACCAAATGAACCTTTTAAATGAAATTCAAGAAAGAAAGGAACCGATCAATTCTATTCATAAGTTATTTATTCAACAAATCGAGAGAAAAATTACTAGTTACAAACAACAAGATTTGGAGAAGAAAAAATACGACGATCAAAAAACAATCGATTATGATTATGTTCTCTCTTTATTCCTTGAAACCAAATGTAAATGTTTTTATTGTTTTTCTGAAGTTTTTATTTTATATGAAATTGTGAGAGAAGAAAAACAGTGGACATTAGATCGTATCAATAATGATTTAGGACATAATCTAGATAATGTGGTATTGTCCTGTTTAAAATGTAATTTAAAAAGAAGATGCCAGTCCAAAGATGGATTTTTATTTACGAAACAATTAAAAATTGTGAAAATGGAAAGTGATGAGGTTTTTGATTGACGCTCTACAGGAGAACCAATAAAAAATGGAGTTATTCAAAGAATATTTATAGAAATCAAATATATAATATATATCAAATGAACTTAAAGAAGTATAAAAATCTTCCGAATGACATGATTTTTGAAATCCTTTCTTTTGATGATCGATTTATTTTACGAAGAGGAAAACTGATGAACCGAATTCCTAAAAATGACGAAAGATATAAATTATTATCCAAAATTCCGAAAAAAAATTATAATAGTTATAATAATACGAATTATGTAACCATTTACATAAATGAAAAAAAAGATTATTTTATTCATTATAATGGTAATTCAAATATTCCAATTATCTATATTGATATAATTGGGTATGAAGATGATAATTATAATCATATATCATTTCTTGAAGAAGATGCTTATTATATTTAGATTTCATCTTTTCTTTGTTTTCTCAAAAAAAAACAAAGAAAAACAAAAAAAGGGATAAAAATGCTTTTTATTTTAAAAATATAATTATATTGAAAATGTATTGTTTTTTAATTCCAATTTTAATTTATTTTTATGTTTATTTAATCATGTTGTCTTATACAATTTACAAATTAAATACCAAGGTCAATCAAATAAATGATCTTTTATCAAAAGAATTGACGGTTTTACAAAAGTTGAACAAGGAAAACAAGGAAAACAAGGAAAACAAGGAAAAAAGAGAGAAGAAAAATAGGAAAAAACACGAAAAAAATATATCCAAGTAGATAAACTTTTGAATTATTGTATGGAAGAACAAAAAGAAATAGAAAAATGCGAACCGATTTCGTCAATCGAAAAACACGATGAAAAACAAGTAAAAGAATGTATTTCTTCGTTACCGAGAAATGTCATTCGTGAGTATTCTGTTTCTTTCTCTCCTTTCTGGAAAGAAATGATTGGACAATATTATTTAATTCTTCATTATGTAATTATTATTTTAGGATGTTTTGTTTTCTTTTTTAGTAATAATATTTTTTATTTATCTGCTTTATTAAATATGATTATTTTAGACTGTATGTCGATTGTTTTCATACATGATTGTCCGTTAACCAATTTAGAGAAAAAATATTTAAATACTAGTTTAGTAGAAACAAGACAAACTTCTCTCAAAGATCTAGGAATTGTTTACGAATGTAATCATGAATATGAGAAACAATTGGAATTATTGATTAACTTATGGTCTTTTATTTCATTAAAAATATTATTTCTTATTTTGATGAATATGATGAACGTAAAATTATATCCTAATTGATCTTGATCTTCATCTTGATCTTGCTACTTTCTGAAGTTGTCCAAAGTAGAACCTTTATTTAGTACTTATTATTTGTATATTATTGAATATTACTATATATTAGTATATTAAAAAAATAATCAAGTATAAATGATAAAAGATTGGAGCCATTATTTTTATTATATTCTGAATTCGATTTTGATAAATTATAAATCATGGATCTTTTTGGCAATTAGTTTACTTATTTTATGCGAATTTAATGTGACTATCTTTTTAACTTTTACAATAGGTATGTTTTCATCCCATCTAATACACTATTGGCATCATTTTGAATATTCATATCCACATAATATTATTCATGATTATCATCATCGGTACAATCTTCCTTTTAATCATTTTATACAAGTTGTACTAGAATTCGTTTCTATTGTTGGCATCATTCCTTTCAAATATTCTTTCATAGATATGGTTCCTTTTCTCTCTTTTATCGACGATTGGATTGTGATTTATTATTATTTTTTCTATACGACCATACATAATATAAATTATACGGTTTTCCATGTGAACCATGTGCATGAAATACATCATGAAGTATTTCTTAAAAATATGGGACCAGATATATGTGATATTATTTTTGGGACGAAATATCAACCCGAAGAATCTTTAGAAAATACCGATCATTATATTCCGAATATTATTATTTCTACCTTATTGGTGTTACTATTAAAAAGTATTTGGAAAAATTCAAGCGAACCTTTCCAAAAATGGTATTTGTTTTTATCCAAAGGATTATTTTATTCTTCGATACTATTTCTTTTTGTAACAAGTATTTGTTTGTATAAAATGGATATCGATCATACCTTTGAAAAAGATGTGGATAAAATCAAAAAGTGTTTTACACCTTTGGACATTTAAAACGCCGATTTATAAAATTATAAAATTATAAAATTATAAAATTTATACAGATATAAAGATAAAAAATAATAATAAATAATAATAATAAAATTTGTTAAATATAATATATATATTATATGATAGAATTTAATGATTTAGATTTTTTGGTTTATTCATCACATAAAACATCTACCCAATCGTTACTTGCCATTTTTAATAAAAATAACTATAAAGCAAAACATTGTCATTCTTTAAATAATTTAAAATTAAATTTAGTTAATCCTCCAACAAAAGAAACATTTGTACAATATTTAATTAACTACAAAAATATTAAAAACAAAAAATTAAAAATAATTACATGTATAAGAAACCCAATAAATAGATTGTTAAGTTCTTTTTTTCAATCATTTAGTACTGATGAAATTTATTTTAATAATATAAGTGAAGAAAATACAACAATTAGTATTAAAAATGAGGATGAATTATATATTATGTATGAGGAGATTATTACATATTCAACGTTGCCTGGAAGTATGGAAAGTTTAGATGAATTATCTATTATACTTGATATAAATATATTGGAAAAATTAGAAAATAAAAAAGGTTATTATTATTTAGACAATAATTTGTTTGAATTATATGTTTTAGATTTTAATTGTGTAATTGATAAAAATGTTTTAAATTATTTAAATAACATATTAACGTTAGATTTAAAAATTGTATATTCAAATAATTTATCAGAAAATAAACATTATTATAATAAATACCAAAATATAAAAAAAAAAATAGGGAATAAATTAGATACACTTATTAAAAGTAAATATAATAGTTTTTATTTTACGGCATTTTAAATGTCCAAAGGTGTAAAGCGAAAGCGACCGATTAAACCGAAAGCGAAGGTATAAAACGAAGGTGAAGGTTTAGAAAAAGAATTACGTTAAAAGAAAGATATACATAAACTATGCTTTATAATAATAATGATACATTGGAAATGGACCCAAGGACAACCATATGAGAGAAGCCGAAGAAGACAACTCCAAAACCAACCATCACAAACAAAAGAAAATTCATCAAGTGATAGTATTTTTTATGATAACAAAGTATTGGATGATGTTCAAATAAATCAACAGGCAAATAATGCTTATAATATTGCGTTGAACCATGATGAATATACATGGGATATGTTGAATAAATCACAAGAAATAGAAATGCAAGGGTTTCGACAAGTGAATAAGAGAGAAGATACGGATAAGAAATTATCCGAAAGGCAAATGTTTGCCAATGTAAGTATGAACCCTTTTTTAACCAATAGTGATTATGCAAATGATATATCGGTTCAAAATAATTTTTTGCAACCCCAGACTACGAATTTTACAGATAAATCGTTAGAATAACAAAAAAGAGAGAACCGAATTCTTTCAAAGATATAAATTAAAATAAGGATTTAAATACTTTTGATATATTTTATTAAAATTTATCAAAAAAATATGAATACTTATACAAGTCAGAATGATTTATTAATGAATAATTTAATGGAATTTTATAAAAATGAGACGATTTTAAATCGAATGTTGAAAATCATTACAGGTGAATCAAGAATTTCATTACGTATTGTGGATTGGTTTGCAACAAATTATGCCAAGAAATATTTCACCTTATATAATGTAACGGATGAATTTGGGAATACACGAAGGTTTAAAGTTTATATTGATTACAAGTTGAAATTGAAAGCATATAGCAAGCGCCGTTTTGATCCGTTTTGTCGATGGGAACGGATTAGCATCCCTTATAAAGTGGATACATGTATTGAAACCACGATTGGACAATTGAACTTTTTCAAATGGGCGCTAGAGAATAAGGTCATCGATTATATCGAAGAGAATTATGATGTGATTGAAGATGATATGAATAGTCGAAATAGTACATCGAAAAAAAAGGAATTAGTGATTGATAACTCGAAGACCAGAAAGAAGCGGGAAGAATTGTCGATTTCGGCGACCAAGAGCATCAAGAAGGAAAAGGTGGAAATTGTGGTGCAATTTCATTAAATCGTGTTTTAACACGAATAAACGTGTATTATTTTTGCTTTTATTTTTGTTTTTATTAAAAAAAACAAAAACAATATAAAGACATATTTTATAATTCAATATAAATGGAATTAAATATTGTTGAATTGATTGAAACCAATCCCATTACAAAACTCTCAAGTAATTACAACAATAAATTAGTTAATCGAGTAGTCAATTCATTTACAGGTTATGACCAACAATTATTTATTGCTAGTTTTTATTGTTCTTTAAATTATGATCAAAAAACAGACTTTGCTATTGATTTAGATGATGTATGGAAATGGTTAGGATTTAATAAAAAATATAACTCACTTTATTTATTAGAAAAACATTTTAAGTTAGATATAGACTACACAATTTATTTGCCAAGTGATCAGGAGCAAAAAAAGAAGGGTAGTGGTGGTCATAATATAAAAAAAATTATGTTAACCGTAAAAGCTTTTAAAACTTTATGTTTAAAAGCTGGAACAAAAAAGGCAGATGAAATTCATGATTACTATTTGAAAATGGAAGAAATTATACAGGAAGTAATTAATGAAGAAAGTAATGAAATGAAATTACAATTGGATCAGACAAATAAACAATTAGAACAAAAAAATAAAGAATTAGAAGAACAACAAATCAAATCACAGAAAGAAAAAGATTTACTTCGAGAGAAAACATTATTGGAACAATTTGCACGAAATTCTCAATGTGTTTATTATGGATTAATCGACGATAAAAGTATTTCCAACGAACGTCTAATAAAATTTGGTAATTCAAATCATTTACAATCAAGAGTAGAAACACATAAAAAAACATATACAAATTTTCGGTTAATGAATGTTTTTAAAGTTTCAAACCAAATACAAATTGAAAATGCGATGAAACAACATCCAATATTGAAAAATAAAAGAAGAAATATTATTATTGATCATATGAATTATACTGAATTACTTGCAATCAACGATTTTACTTTGGATGAAATCGATGAAATGATTAAAAATATTATTAAAGAAAATGAATACAATATGGAAAATTATCTTAAGGTAATCGAAAAAAATAAAGAATTCGAAACGATTATAGATAAATTGGAAGATGAAAATAAAAAATTATTGGATAAAAATAATGAATTAGAAATAAAATTAAGCGAAGTTTCGCCGATTGTTTTTTATAATGAAAATAAATCAAAATCCATCTCTAAAATGACCTTTTTAGTAAATGGTTATTTATTGTATGCTTTTGAACATAAAAAATATAGATATAAATGTGGCGTTTGTAGAATAGGAGATTTAGAGAGTGTAACGAATATATTTAAAAATATTGAACCAAAGGGAGAAATGATTTATACAAAAACGGTTCATTATCCTTTTTTGGAGAGAATAATGAATTTTTTGTTGAAAGAAAGATTGACTAAATTAGGAAATGATATGTATGATGGATATTTGAATGATGTTAAAATTATTTTTGAAATTGTATCAAAAATAGAAGAAATTATTATTGGAAAGGGTTATTCATTACAAGATATCTTGGACAAATTAAATCATCAAAATATTACATCACTTGTGAATGAAATAGAAAACCCAGAAGTTCCGGTTGTTCGTAAAGCAAAACGTGCGATTGATCAAATCAATAAAGATACAGGAGAAGTAATTGCTAGTTATCCAAGTATCGAAGAGGCTGGTAGAAAAATGGGTCTTACTACAGGAACAGCCGTTGGGATTGCATTAAGAAATAAAACGGTATGTAAAGGCTTTTTATGGAGATATGCAAATATTAGTCAGGATGATCAATATAGTGATCAACCTGTGATAAAGGTATGTTGTTCTAGTGGAGAAAAAATATATTTTAAAAATATGGCTGATGCTGCTAGAGATATAAATATATCAGCACCCGGATTAAGAAACCGTATTTTGACAAAAGTTCATGTGAATGATTATCATTGGATTTTTGATAAAGGTGCAAGTCATTATAGTTGAAATGAAGAGAAAGTGATAATTTATAAGGGTTTAATTTTAGTTGAATTCATAACTCCCACCCCGAAGGGAAAAGGGAGGGGTCATAGGGGAACCGTAGGTTCCCTTAAAAAAGGATTTAAAAATACATTGACATATTTTAATATATTTTTAATTATTTTTAAAAAACATGGGAAATGTAACTTCTTTGCAATCGAGTTATCAAAAAATCAGTTTTGAAGATATTCAATATGCGATTAGAAACCCCGAACAATTTTTATTTATCAATACACTTTCTGAAAAAGAACAACGATGTTTATTACCGAATACGTTACCTGCAGAACAAGAAGAAACAGTGATTAATCGTCTTTTACAAAAAGGGAGAAAAGACATTTCTGTCATTATTTATGGAAAAAATACGAACGACGAAAAGATTTATCAAAAATATGCTCAATTAATTTCTTTGGGGTTTTTCAATGTACACTTATATTTGGGCGGGATGTTTGAATGGCTACTTTTACAAGATATTTATGGAAACAAGGAATTCCCGACCACGAATAAAGAAGTGGATTTATTGAAATATAAGGCAAACAAGACATTTGGAATTTCTCTCTTGGAATATCATTAGAACCACTTTATCCACTTTTTAAAAAAGTGGTGCAAATCCACTTTTAAAAAAGTGGTGCAAAAAATCGATGGATTTTTAATACTTTTTTATTTGTTTTTACTTCGTTTTACACCAGGATTTTTGCTCCACTTTTTTCTAAAAAGTGGAAAAAGTGGATAAAGTGGATAATAAGCTCAAGTTCGCCAATTCATCCGCTCGTTTGTTTTTCTCTCGAAGTACATGTTCAAATCGAATAAATTCAAATTGTTTTGCCAATTCAATCGCATAATCGTGATATTGTTTTAGATTGTGTGAATTTACTTTATATTTACCAGTCACTTGTTTAATCACTAATAAACTATCCCCGTAGACTGTCAATCGGCGAATACCATAAGACAAACTTTTTTTTAATCCTAACACAAGAGCATGATACTCCGCTACATTATTAGTATCATGTTCACTTATGAATTCACTTTTAGACAATATTTCTCTAGACCCTTGATAAAGAACAAACCCTGCTCCAGCGGGTCCTGGATTTCCTTTTGAACAACCGTCAAAATATAAAGAATATTCTTCTTCTTGAGTTGGACTATAATTCGACATTTGTTTTAGATAAAGATGATTTTAATAATAGAAAACATTTAAAAATAGAATTTAATTTCAATTTTTTCTCAATATAATATATAATATGATGAATTTTTCAAAACTATGTACTCCTGCGATGATATATTTCGTCCTTGCGATGATTGCCTTAATCATTGGTTTTTTTACAAATTTCAGCATCATTTCTCTTCTAGTGAATGGATTTTTTATTATGATATGGGCTTGGTTCTTAAACTTTTTATGTAGTAAAGGTTATAAAACAATTTCATGGATCCTCGTAATTTTACCATTTTTCATGGCATTCTTCAAACTTTTTTAGACCATTAAAATTTATATATTCAAAATAAGTTCGAATATATAAATCTTCCATTGTTTAGACATTTATTATTTATCATTTTTCTTCGTTAAAAAACAATTTAAAAAATTGATTTAAAAACGAATATAGTAATTTATAGTACATACATTATACGAATTATTATATTAATTTTTAAAACATGGATTTAAATCAACGTAAATTAACCAAAGCGGAATGGGAGTCAATTGAATTATCTATTTCTCAAGAAGAAAAGAAAGTACTTCAATTAATTATTGACGGGTATGGTGACGTGAATATTCGAGTGAACCATCATCCTTCCCTCTTCGGGTTTTTGAAAATAGAATACAACGAATGGATGGAAGATTATTTATATAATAAATATTTCTTGAAAAAAATAGAAAGTATGATAAAAAATATGACACAAGAAACAGAATTCGTAGCACAATATAAAAAATTAAATATCAATACAAACATAAACATTAAAAAAGCGGATTTAATCCGACTACAAAAAAATACAGAAGAAAGTATCTCCAAAGAAGATATTTATGAGAACGTTTTACTTGACAATTTAGAAAAATTATTAAACCACTTCCACTTCACGGATAAATCAAAACGCAAAGAAAAAAATGAAAAAAATGAAATAAAAAAAAATAATTCATTTGAATTTTATTATTTTACTCTTTATAAACTCATCCAAAATAATATTGAACATTTAAACAGACATATTCTAGTAATTGTCAAATTAGTACTGAAATATTACGAAGAAAAAATGAAGATCTCAGTTATTTTGGAAAATGCAGTAGAATATATCGAGAAAAATACCAATCTTTTAAAATACGCAGATATGACATTATATGAACATCAAAAGGAAATATTCACGATTTTCAATCAACCTTCCAAATCTCCTGAAAATCTAGTTCTTTATATTGCACCAACTGGAACAGGAAAAACATTGACACCGATTGCCTTATCTCAAAGTCATAAAATCATATTTGTTTGTGCAGCCAGACACGTAGGTATTTCTTTAGCTAGATCGGCGATTTCGATGAATAAAAAAATCGCTTTTGCTTTCGGTTGTGGATCGGCAGAAGATATTCGTCTCCATTATTTTGCTGCAAAGGATTATACGAAGGATTGGCGTACAGGTGGAATTCGTAAAGTGGATAATAGTGTAGGTGAAAAGGTGGAAATTATCATTTGTGATATCAAATCCTATTTGCCAGCCATGTATTACATGTGTTCTTTTAATGAAAAACATAATATTATTACTTACTGGGACGAACCTACGATCACCATGGATTATGAAAGTCACGAAATACATGAAATTATTCATAAGAACTGGAAAGAGAATTTAATCCCAAACATGGTGCTTTCTTCGGCTACCTTACCGAAATTACATGAATTAACGGACGTAATTGCCGATTTCAAAGAAAAATTTCCTCATACGAATGTTCATAATATTGTCAGTCATGATTGTAAGAAATCGATCCCGATGGTGAATAATAATGGATATGTGGTTTTACCGCATTTATTAAGTGAGGACTATGAAGAGGTGAAAAAAATAGCGACGAATTGTGAGAATTATTTGACACTTCTTCGTTATTTTGATCTGAAAGAAGTCGTGGATTTTATTAGTTATGTGGCAATTCGAAATAATTTTATTAGTGGAAAAATGGCGGTTGAGCGTAATTTTTGTAGTTTGGATGACTTGACAATGAAGAATATAAAATTATATTATTTGAAAATTGTAAAAAATATCATCGGTGGAACATGGGGTGCCGTATTAACTCATCTAAAAATAAATAGAAAACAACGAATTATTCCGAACCATTTGATTGATACAAAAGGTAATAAAGTGCTACAGAAAAGCGTAAGTATTGGTGGACCTTTAAACAATATAACTGCATCTAAAGAAACAATATCGAATTTACATTTCAATGATGGGAAATCAATTGTACGATCCGTGAGTGATACATCTTTTATGAACCAATCTGTTTCTTCGGAAAAAAATCCTTCTTCTGGAAATTGTGCGGTTTATGTAACGACCAAAGATGCTTATACGTTAACCGATGGACCAACGATCTTTTTAGCAAATGATGTAGAAAAGATTGCAAAATTCTGTATTCAACAAGCCAATATTCCTGTCTTGGTAATGAATGAAATCATGAAAAAGATTGAATTCAATAATTCGTTGAATGAAAAAATTGATGAATTGGAGAGAGAATTAGAATTTATGACCGAGAAGGGAAATTCTACTTCTTCCTTATCTTCCAAAGACGGTCATAAATTAAAGAAGGAAAGCCGCGAATCTAGTAAAGACAGTACTACAAATAATAACAACCATACGAACTCTTCTACTAGTGGAGGAGTGAATAAATTGAACCAGATGAAAGAACAAATATATTCATTAAAAAGTATGATACGTACAGTATCTTTAAATGATACCTTTGTTCCAAATAAACTACATCATCTGAAAAAATGGGCAGAAGAAATAAATGTGAAAAATGCATTTACTAGTCATATTGAGGAAGATATCGTGAATGAAATCATGTTGTTAAATGGTGTGGAAGATAATTGGAAAATTTTATTAATGATGGGAATTGGGGTTTTTAGTAATGCGACTGGAAACGGAAAAGGAATTGAAACAGGAGAAAAAAGAAATGGCAGATATATTGAGATTATGAAACGTATGGCGGATGAACAAAAATTGTATATCATTATTGCATCAAGTGATTATATATATGGGACAAATTATCAATTTTGTCATGGTTATTTAAGTAAAGATTTGAATTTAACCCAAGAGAAAATTATTCAAGCGATGGGGAGAATTGGTAGAAGTAATGTTCAACAAGATTATACGATCCGATTTCGAGATGATGAACAAATTCTAAAATTATTTTCAGAAGATACCGAAAAACCAGAAGTAATTAATATGAACCGTTTATTATGTAGTAATCGCGAACCATGATCCAAATAAAATATACAAATAAAAAAGTCGATATAAAAATATAAAAATAAAATCAGATTATAAAATATATATTATTTATAAAAGTACAAATGTCTTTAAAAAAGAATACTGAAAATACTGAAAGTGTGCGTATTTACGAATACACAAGTGCATCCAATCCCTTGTTAAAAAAAGTACCTATTTTTTTTCACGACGCTGATTTGTATAAAAATGAAGAAACAAGAATTATTCCTTTTGATAATCATTCCTATATTGATACGGAGTATGAAGCAACGACCCCTTCCCTCCTTTGTTCTTTTATTAAAATTCGAGAAAGAGAAAAAATAACTACGGTGGCAGTTGCAACTTCTCAACTTTTTTATGTGATTAAAGGTTCTGGATTTTCAACGATTTATGGCAAAGAAGGTAATCGTCAAACCATCGATTGGGAAGAAGGAGATTTATTTGTCATTCCATATTTAGATACAGGAGATATGAAACAAAATGCCATTGAAGATAGTGTTCTTCTTTGGGTAACCGATGAACCTTTATTAAAATATTTAGGAGTAGTTCCATCCTTGCCAAAATTTAACATTACCCTTTTTACAAAAGAAAAATTATGGAGTTCTTTAACAGATATACGGAGAGAAAACGAAGGACTGAACCTTAATCGACTAGGTATTTTACTAGGGAATGAAGCCACTGAAAAATCTACCAAAACAATTACTCATACTTTATGGTCCTTATTGAATGTATTACCAGCAGGTTGTAGTCAACGCCCTCATCGTCACAATTCGGTGGCTTTGGATTTTTGTATTTTTGTAAAAAATAATTTAGGGGGTATTTATACACTCATTGGAGAAGAATTAGATGAAGATGGTAAAATAAAAAATCCCGTAAAATGTTTTTGGGAAACAGGAACGGTTTTTATTACTCCTCCAGGATTATGGCATTCACATCATAATGAAACGGAAGAGGATGCGTACGTATTACCTATTCAAGATGCTGGATTACATACCTATTTACGAACCTTGAACATTCAATTTGCTTAATAATATGGATAATATATATTTTGTATTTTGGTAGATAGTTTAAACGAAGATGGATAGTTGTGATTAAAATAATATTTGAATAGTTCAGAGGAAGGTTTTAATGGATTATATTTTTCATAGTCGTTATAACAATAAGATTGGTTCATTGGATGAAAATAGGACAGATCAAAACAAGATTTTGAAAAACAAGGAACAAAATCGATTTCTTGTTGTTTTTCAATATCAATTCCGTAATAATCGGAATCTAAGTAAAGTTGGTATTTTATAAATTTGATAAATTCTTCGATGGTCCAATTCGTATTTACAAGATAGGTTTTTGATTTTGTATTCGTCATTAACTGGAACTGGATTGGGACAAGATAAGTGGATCTGTTTTGTTTAATTGGTTGGTTTTGCTTGGTATTAGGGTTCATTTTGAATAATGGTAAAGTATTTGAATGTTTTAACATTATTTTGAATTCTGAAATCAATTTTCCATCTACTTTTTGGAAAAAAGTAGAGCAAAAAATCTAAAAGATGATTGATAAAATCATTAACTTCCTATACATGATTTTGGAATATATGGTAATTTTTGCATTTTATAGAATAAGTCGTTTTATCTTTATCTTTATTTCTAATTTATTTAATCTTTCAGGTAAAAAATGTTTTATATGAACCTCTACATAGTATGGATATGTCTTTCTGTAATATTTTATTTATATAGAAACAACTACATTATGTGTACCGATATTTCTCACTTTTTCTCTTAATGATAAATAATATTCATATCTTTCTTTAGATAATTCACTTTCATATACTTTACAATGTCCGGTAGCAATGACTTCCACTTTTTTTTTATCAATTTTAGAACCCGGATTTTGTTGAATGATTGTATTATATATACGTATCGTTTTTCATCCTTCTAATATTTTTTCAAAAATAAAAATAACTTCCTCCCCAGTTATATCTCGTTTGGTTGCTCTTTTTTTCTCTCTACGTTCCGATTTCATTTTTCATATACATTTGTCGCATTCATTTGCATATAATTGAATTCTTTCTTTATAATCATTATATTTTTCATAAGACAATTCACTTGGATAAAAAGGTATTTTATTTTTTTGAATATTTCGTTTGATGTTTTTAATAATATCAATCGTTAAGGTATTTTTTATATTATTTTTGTTTCTAATATCAATTAAGATAGTTAATATAATGGAAGGTTTCACATTTTCAATACATTTTTCTATTACAAATAATATTTCATCAATTCGAATTTTTCTTTTAGATAAATTAATTTCTTCTTGACTAAATGATTTTTTTTCTAATTTATCTTCATTTCTACAAACAATATTACCATTTTTAATTCTTGAAATTGTATATTTTGGTAAATTTAACAAATAAGCTATTTCACAATTTGTTTTCTCTTCTTGAACCATATTTCTAACTTGTATAATCATATCATCGGTAACCCCACCTTTTGAATCTCGAATAGAAGTAGACATTTTTTTTTTAGTTTCTTCTGATAATTTTTTTCCAAAGTTATGATTCCCATTTCCTTTCATTTTTTCCGATTTTTCCTTGTAAATTTGTTTTAATATGATTTCTTTACCTATTTTTTGTTTTAATTCCCTTAAATGTATCATATCTAAATAACCTTCCTTTCCCTCGGTTTGTTTATTTAGTTCTGTAAAATATTCTATTTCATGTTTTTCTTCATTACAAATTTTATACATTTCTTCTTTTATGGATTTATCATTCGTTGTTAAAAATGTTTCAAATGCACACGCTTGTTTATATTTAACAATCAATCCATTTTTAATAAGTTGTGTAAATTTCAAACAATCATTTTTATTATAAATAATAAAATTATAATTATAAACCTTTCCAAATCCTAGAAATTGTTTTATAGAATCTAATATGTTCGGATGATTTTTTTGTGAAATAGACAAACGAAAATAAAATTTTTCAATATTTATAAAAATACAACCTTCTGCGTCAAATAAACCTTGTATATATTGAATATTTATTTTTGATAAATTTTCTTCTATAATATTTGTTTTAATATTATTATTTAAACAAAGAGTATAATAATTTTCTTTCTTTTCTAATTCATTTGGTTGATTAACTATTTTGTATATTT